GGTGAAGTTAAAAAATCATTAACTAAATAGGAGGTTCTATTGAAATTAAAAAAGCGTGGTATTGTAATACCAGACCAGCATTATCCATTAGAAGATAGGGCTGCAGTAGAATGCGTTAAAAAAGCAATACTAAAAATCAAACCAAATGTGTTTGTAAATTTAGGTGATGTTGGAGAATGGGAATCAGTTTCTGCTTGGAGATATAAAGATAAGAAACTACCACCTTTAGAATTTCAACTTCCTTTAGTACAAGAAGATATAAGACTTGTAAATCAAGGTTTAGACGAGTGGGATGAAATATTAAAAAAGGTAGGATGTAAAGAAAAATATATCTTACAAGGTAATCACGATCTATGGCTTGATAACTTTGCACAGAAATATCCTTACTTAACTGATTTTACTTTCTATAAAGCGTGTAAAATAAAAGAAAGAGGATATAAGTATACGGAGTATAATTTACCTATACAAGTGGGTAAGCTTGTGTTTTTTCACGGAGCATTTGCTACAACGTATCACGCAAAAAAACACTTAGAAACTTATGGAGAGAATGTTATGTATGGTCATACGCACGATCTGCAAAGACATACTCAAACAAAGCTAGGCGGCAATATAGCTGCCTGGTCTTTGGGATGTTTAAAGAATATGTCTCACGAAGATAATAAGTGGTTAAAAGGTAGACTACACAATTGGGCGCACGCATTTGCAATTGTTGATTGGTTTACTAATGGAGAATTTAAGGTAGAAATTGTAGAGATTATCAATGGTAAAACGACTCTATGGGGGGATATAATAGATGGAAACAACAAATAGTATATCTAGTAACGTAAATGGTACTTCTATTAATGACAGTAGAAGAAAATACAATTTCACCGATAAAAAGAAAAAAACAAAGAAATTGAAGACTATGCAGGACATTACTAGAAATGCCAAAAAAAATACTAAATATTAATAACTTTAGTGGTGGTCTTAATGAAAAGACTACACCTAAAGATCTTGCACCAAATGAATTTCAAGTAGCAGAAAATATGAATAATGAAGTTCCAGGTAAATTGACTTTATTTGGAGAATCTGTTAATGGAGGTTATACTGGTGATTTTAGTGCTATGACAACACTGCGTAGAGGGTATGGATTACATCATACTAGTTTAGATAGAAATGTTGATAGTAATAGTCTTTCTAATACCGAATATTTATTTGTTCACGATTTTACAGACAAAACAATACGAATTGTAGAGATAGATGGAGTTACTTCTAATTTAGAAACTACAAATATTGTTTATGGTAATACATCTTCTGCTCAAATAGATATGTATACAGTAGATGGTTCTACCAAAATAATACCAGATCCTTATGGTACTAATGAACCTAAGGTATTTGAATATTATAATTACGATAGACGTTTGGGTTATACAGCTACAGCAGATGACGCTGAAATAAAAGATGTTGTTACAGATCATACTGATTCTCCCTTATGGTTAAAACCTATAACTGGAGGATCTTCTGTTAATGCTTTATATGATACTGAAGATTTACACGGACCAGGATTTTTTAAACCTGATTATGATTCTGAAATTTTTATGTGGAACTATAATGGGCTAACTATGGGATGGACTTCTTCAGATACATTAACAAGTCCTTCAGAAGCTAATGTTAGAAATGTATTAGATGAACATTCAGAGTATTTTAGTCCAAATTATGGCGGTTCTATGGCTATGTTTGCAACCTTTACAAATGGAACAAGCGCTGTTTCTGGTGGTAATATATTAGTTAGTGCTTCTTATAGATATGGATTTTTTGCTTCTTTAGTTTATAAATCGCACGATGATGCGAATATACAAGAATCTTTTCCTGTTTTTATAGGAACAGCAGATCAAGATATTACTAATGCACAAACAGACGCTGATCAATATCAAAAATTATATATAATGTTAGTTGGAAGACTAGGTAATAAAAATAAAAGATATTCTGGTATTAAAATATACTGGGCAAGAATTAATGAATTTGTTAAAGGAGCTAATGAAAATACTAACTCTAGTGGACAAGTAGGTTCTAAATATTTATTTGCTGAATTAGATTTTGAAAAAGGTATACGTTATGCTGGGGATAATACTTATAGCGCATTTGGTATTACAGATTTAGATGCAACTCACGCAGTAGATGAACAATATATTTATCCAACTGGCGGCTTTAGTACAGAATGGGAAATGCAAGTAATAACAGATTTATCTGTATTAGAACCATATACTGGCAATAAAGTTCCATCTGGTATTGGACAACCTTTAACTGGATTTAAAACTAGCACCATTATAAATCGTAGAGTTTATGCTGGAAATGTTACATATTACGACGAACATAATAAACTAGTTGCTAAAGCAGATAGAGTAATAAAGTCAACTCCTAATGAATTTGACAATTTTCCTGCAAATAGTTTTTTAGATGCAGCAGTAGAAGATGGAGATGAAATAATTAAACTAGAATCTGTTAATAGTAAATTGTTACAATTCAAAAAGAATAAACTTTATATAATTAATTGTCAAAGAGATTTAGAGTTTATTGAAGCTACATTAGACCATAAAGGGTGTGAAAAACCTTATCACGTATGTAAGGGGCCAGGATTTGTTGCTTGGTTTAATAAATTTGGCGTTTATTTGTACGATGGTCAACAGATTATTGATTTAGACATATCACGTATAGGGCAGAGTCGTTTTACAAGCATATACGACAAATTAGGAGGTTCTATTGTTGATGGAGGATTTTTAGAAAGTTTTATTGGATATTTACCTGACACTAGAGAACTTGTTATTGCTAATCCAAATTCTACTATTTTAAAATATGATATGAAATCAGAAAGCTGGTCAGAAGGTACTAAGTTTGAAAATAATAGTTATACTGGTAGTACCAATAATATTAGTAGAGATACTGATGCTGATTTTACAAATTTTGTAAATTTAAATAATGGTGATTTAGTATACTTAGTAGAGCAGACAGCAAGTACTGTTAAAATGCGTAAATGGAATAATGATCCTGCTGCATTAGACGCTTCATCTATAACTTTATATAAAAGTAAAGAATACGATATGGATATGCCGTCTGTTCATAAAAATATAACAACAATTTATATTAATTATAGACGTGGTGAAAATGTAGAAATTAAAGGATTTGCTGTACGTGATGGATCATCAGTGGAAGATACTTTTGTAGCAAGTACTACTCAAGAATTAACAAATACAACTAATGATTTTAGAACACAAAAAATTAATGTAACCAATACTGCATTTAAACATATTAATTCTTTTGGAATTATATTATACGGAACTGGTATTGTACATAAAGATTTTGAAGTTAATGATATACAAATAGTATTTAGAGAAAAGGTGGCAAGATAATGGCAATGAAAAAAGATCCAAGATTAGCAAGAGCTGGTGTATCTGGTTACAATAAACCTAAACGTACTCCTAATCATCCTAAAAAGTCACACGTTGTTGTAGCTAAAGAAGGAGATAGAATAAAAACTATACGTTTTGGTGAACAAGGTGCTAGTACTGCAGGTAAACCTAAGAAGGGTGAATCAGCTAGAATGAAAGCTAAAAGAAAAAGCTTTAAAGCTAGACACGGTAAAAATATAGCTAAAGGCAAAATGTCCGCTGCATATTGGGCAGATAAGGTTAAGTGGTAATGTCTAGAGTAAACGAAGCAGGAAACTATACTAAACCTACTTTAAGAAAGCGTTTATTTAATGAAATAAAAGCTGGATCTAAGGGAGGTAAACCAGGTCAATGGTCTGCACGTAAAGCTCAATTATTAGCTAGAAGATATAAAGCAGCAGGTGGAGGATATAGATAATGGCTAAAGCTAAGTCGCAACAAAGTTTAGATAAATGGACTAAACAAAAATGGCGTACAAAGTCTGGAAAACCTTCTGCAGAAACAGGAGAAAGATATCTACCAGATAAAGCTATTAAGTCTTTAAGTGACAAGGAATATGCATCTACAACACGCAAAAAACGTGCTGATACTAAGAAAGGTAAACAATTTAGCAAGCAACCAAAGAAAATTGCTAAAAAAACAAAGAGATATAGATAGTGAATTTTAAAAGAGATAAAAAAATATTAGATATTATCAATCAACGTAGTAATCGTTCTACTGAAATAGAAAATCAAATGGAAACACCTATCAATGTACAATCTACACCTCCAAGTACCAGAAATGGTGAAGATGGTGATAGAATAGTCGTTGACAATGATAGTGGTTCTTTTTTATATATTAAAGTAGGGGGACGTTGGTTAAAAAGTCAATTACAGGAGATATAATGGCAGAAAATAAAACAATTCAAAGTATTTTAGGAGATACAGCATTAGATATAGGTACTTATGCAGTAAACCAAGCTAATAAATTTGCAGAAAGCGATTTAGGTCAAGCTTTGTATTATGGACCCGCAATAGCAATGGGAGCAAGAATTGGTGGAGCTGTAGAAAAAACTGTTGCACCATTAACAGATATGATTAAACAAAGAATGCAAGCAAGAAAAGCTTGGAATGAAAATATTATTACTCCAGATGGAACTCCTATAAAAGAGCAATACTCTTCATTTAGAGAATTTTTTAAAACAGAAATTAGAGATAGGGCTGCAAGTGATGTAATGAATACTAAACGTGGCGATAAATTAAAACCTACTTTAGACGACCAATATGACGGCACTATTGTTGACCAGCTTTTAACTGCGCAACAATTAGATGAAAATCCAGAGTTAGGTTCAAGGTCTGGTAAAACGCTAGTAGATAGGAATAAATTACGTGCATATTATTTAAATGCTATAACTGATTATAAGTATGACCCTAAAATCAAACAAACTGTTCAGTTAACTCCAAGAACACCATTGACACAATTACCAAATGTTAGAGGTCCAGAGATTGGTCCTACTTATATTGGAGATCCTAGCATACTAGCATTACAAGCACAACCTCCAGTTTCTGAACCTGGCAACTCTGGGTTCTTTAATAATTTAGTTAGTGGTATAAAAAGTATAAATGATATAGGTCAAAGATTTAATGACCAAAGTTTACAAGAAAATTTGAATATGTTAAAATTAGCTATGGAACAATATACTAATAAAAATAACTATCCATTTTTACAACAAGGTACTCAACAAAATAAAATGTATCAAAACAGTGCCTTTGGAAAATCATTTAATCCAAATACAGGGAAATACGAATAATGGCATTTTATATACCAACTTTAAAAGATAAGCTTTACTCTCATATGAAAAAACGTGAAGGGTATAGAACTGATGTATATTTAGATACTTTAGGTAAACCTACCTGTGGTATTGGTCATTTACTAACTGCTGAAGAAAAAGAACAATATCCAGTTGGTACAGTTGTAGATGAATTAATTATTAAACATTGGTATTTAGATGACATTACCAAAGCATTAGTTGCAGCTGAAAATCAAGCAAAAGAAATGAATGTAGACGGAGATGATATTATTGTAGCATTAACTTCAGTTAACTTTCAGTTAGGTACTAATTGGACAAAAAAGTTTCCTACTGCTTGGATGTATTTAATTAATGGTGATTATGATGAAGCAATAGATGAAATTTTATTTAGTAATAAAGAAAAGAAAATACATTCTAGATGGTATAAACAAACACCAGTTAGAGTTTATGATTTTATAGATGCTATTGAACAACTTAAGGAGAAAGAATAATGGCACAAGAAGAAATGATGGCACCAGAAACAACAATGCCAGAACAAAATGATCAGCAAGTTTCACAACAAGATATGATGGCAGATCAAATGATTGATGAACTAGAAGATGCAAGAAGACAAATGTCTATTGAGTATGCTCAATTTTTTAATGAAATGAATTGGCTAAAAGCTATATCTCCTAATTTAGAATTTAAACCTTTTGTAAAGGAGGATAAATAATGGCTTGGGGATATATTATAGGTGGAATAGCTGGTGGTATAATGGCTCGTAATGCGAAAAAAGCAGAAAAAGCTAGAAAAAGAAATGTTGCAGAAGCTACTACAGAGGGTATTTTAGATTTACAACCTTTGTACCAACAATACAGAGAAGATGCTGCTAGGGCAGCGGGATTAAGATTTACTCAACAAGGACTTGCTATGGATCAAGCACAAGCTGGATATTTATCTAGTGCTGCAGGAATGGCTTCAACAGGTTTTGCTGGATATTCTAATCCAAGTATAGTTAATCCAGCTGCTGGGTTAGTATCACTTGGCTTGCAATCAGAAGCAAGCTTACTAGATGCTTCACAAGCTTTATCAAATAGATTAGAATCTATAGATGCAGCAGAAAGACAATTAAGGGCATCAGCATTGCAATCAGGAGTAGTTTTAGATCCTACTGCACAGTTAGTAGCTCAAGATAAAATTAAAAAACAGGAGAAAATATAATGTCAAATTATCAAACAGATTTTTTGAATGCTTTATCTATTACAAGTGAATCATTATCAGGGTTAATGCGTGATATAAGAGAACCAGATTTTCAAGATAGATTAAAATTACAAGAAGAATCTGCTATGCGTTTAGCTCAACAGCAACAAGATTTCACTAAAGAAACAATGGGTATTCAACAAGAATATACTTTAGTTCAAATGGATGAAAGTCAAAAAGATGCTTTAGAAAGAATGCAAACTCAAGGAACTATTCAATTAACTAATGAAAAAGATATTATGAAATTTCGTCAAACTCTTGATAGAGAAGATGCTGAATTTTATGATGAATTTAGAAGAGTATCTGCTATGAAAGATAAAGATGCCGAGTATGAATATTTAAATAAAAATTATAAAAAACATATTAAACTTCAACAACAAGTAAACGATTTTGGTTTAAGGTTAGGTTATAAAAAACAAAAAGGTGGAATCATTTCTAATTTTGTTTTTGATGTAACTAAAGGCACTGTTGCATTGCCAGGAGTTGGGACACAAAGACTTGGGCAAAAATTACAAGCTAATCAATATACTTTTGAAACTGGTTTACAATTAGGCAGACAATCAGCTTTTGATGACTATGCTTTAAATAGACAAGAAGTAGAAGAAGCTATTTATTCTGCTTCTGGAGTTAGTCCAGAATTTGCACAAGAACATTCTGAAACTCAAAAAGGTTTAAATAGTTATTTTGGTAATATAGATTTTAGCGATCCTGCTCAAGTAATTGCAGCTCAATCATTGTTTAGAATGAAAAACCAAGGCCTTGCAGCTGAAATGATTATTGAAAATCAAAAACAAACTGCATTTCAATCTTTATTAGATAGAGGAGAAACACCTTCTTTTAACTTTACTAGAAGCGTTAAAGCAGGTAAAGATGCAGTACCAAGGGATAGGTTTTTTGGTAGATCTGAATCTAATAAACAACAACTAGCAGACGCTACAAAAAATGCATATTCTAGTTCTTTAGGTCTTGCTACAATACAAGCAACAGCTGCTTTGCAGGATAAATATGCTGGTGTTAATACTGCTAGACAGAAAGAAGCATTAAGAGATTTAGTAGAAGCACGATCTTTAGCAGAAAAATTACTTAAAGATTCTAAGAAAAAACCAAATACAGAACAAAATAGTCAATACTATAATGAATCTATAAAGATGTTAAATACCTGGATTCAAGCTTTACAACGATAAAAAATGCCTGAATTAGATAAAAGGATACAATACCTTCAACAAGCTCTTGAAGGCGGTAGATTAGATGAATTTCAATATGCAGTAGGACTTAAAAAGTTCTATGACAGGAATCCTTCATCGTTTAACACCCGTAGCTTACGTTATATGGAGAGTAAAATAACTGAAGCAGGGTTACCCCTTACTGAAGGAAAACAAGGCCGTAGTGACGGTATTTTAGCACAAACTATTTCTGGATTTATAGAAGGTTTTACAACCTTTGGATTTGCAGATACTCCAGATACTAGTGCCGAACGTATAGCAAATAACATAACTCACCTTATTGGATTAGCACCTGGTATTATAGTACAAGGAATTACTGGTGCAGGAGCTGCTGCTAAAGTAGTTAGTGCTGGTTTAAGAGAACAAGCTAAGAAAAGAGGTGTAAAAAAACTAACAACTGTTGCTGATAAATTAGAAAAAGCATCTGATTCTATGGAAGTTGTTAATTATAAGTATAAAAAAGCTTTAGATAAATTTGCAAGAACTACAAGACTAAAAGGTGAAACAATTGGAATAGATCCTAAAACTGGAAAACCTTTAGTTGGATTACAATCTTTTCCTCAATTAGCAGCTAACTTTATTCAAAAACAATCAACAAATGCTTTACATAATAATAATATTAGAGCAGTAGAGTTTATTCATAAAAATATTTTAAAAAATAGATTTATTGATAGGGGAACTCTAGATAACATTGTAAATCAATCTGTACACGTTGGTTTATTAATGGCAGCTTCAGCACAACCATATGGTACTAGAGGTGAAGGATACAAAGGTATGGCTATGGCTGGTGTACACGGTGCAGTAGCAGGTAGTATCTTTGGTGGTATTGGTGAGTATGTAAGTATCGGTAGAATGTTAGCTAGCAAGAACAATGTTATACGTAATAGCGGAGAATCTATTGTTCGTAATTTTGCTAAAGCTTTAGGAACTCAACCTAACAGAATAGATCAATATAATACTATAAACTTTTTAATGCGAGGTGGAGCTGGTGTTGCTTATGGTACTGTTACATCTGAATTAAATGATTTACCATTAGAAGATCAGATATATGAAACTTTAATGGCTACATTCTTTTCTATTAATAGTAGAGCTGCATTTGAGAATAGAGCAAATAGAGATATTTATCGTACAATGAACTCAATACCAAGAGATTACAATATGAAACAAGCTAGAAAATGGCTTACTGAACAACCTTGGTATCAAAATGAAACACCTGAATACCAAGCATATTGGAGTCGTTATTTAAAAAATATTCAACAACAACAAATAGATTACACTGTTAATCAGTATAACGATATTGTTTTAGCATATGCAGAGACTTATAAAAAATTAAAAGAAGACGGAATCATAACTCCAGAGTTAGAAAAGAAAGCAGTAAAAGATAGAGCTGGTAAAGAAGAAATATTAGGACATATTTATGATTCTTTAGATAAACAACGTGCTTCTGTACAAGCAACAATTGATTTAAATAAAGTAGAAACTATTGTTGGTGACCAAGATGTAGTTGTAGATAAAATTGAAAATAAAAAATTTAGATTAGATTCTATTACATTAGAAGATGGTAAAACTATTGAATATCACGTTGAATCAGTTGATCCTTTGTCTGAACATTTACCTAAACAAAAATCTTTAAAAAGTATTTTTATACAAGCTAAAAAGAAAAATCCTAATGTTAGTGTACAAGACTTGCATAATATGTTTAAAAAAGTAATTGATAAAACTGATTACAATATAGAAAATTTCGTTAAAGAGGTAACAAAAGAATTTCGTATAACTTTAAACGAATCACAAAAAAGAGATTTAATACAATCTGCACACTATTTAAAAGAGATAGATCGTTTTCCAATAACTAGAATTTATATTGTAGGAGAAGGTAGTCTCAAAGGTGACAAAGAAATTGAACCTATAATTGAACAAGCTCCAGAAGTAGATATGTATGGCAAACCATTTGGTGGTGAAAAAGCAGGTAACCGTACTTACGGATCTAGTAGAGTTAGAAAAAATACAAAAATAGCAAATAGAATACACTACGATATTGATTATGTTACTGCTCGTATTTTACAAAGAGTTTGGGATTTTCAATTGCAAGCATATAAACAAAGACCAAGAGTTAATAATGTTTCTCCTCTATCTGTAGATATATTTAAATATATACCAGAAGGAGAAACTCAAACTGTAAATGGTAAACAGGTAAAAATTAAACCAATGGAAATGGCGCAGATTTTATCTGGAAAGCAATTAGAATCCATACAAAAACAATTAAATAAAGAACGTTATTTTATATTTGCTGCAAATGGAGAAACTGGTAGAATACAAGTTAGAAAGTATCCGTGGGATAAAGAAATTACTAAAAAAACTATAGATCTTGTTAATAATGAATTAATAAAACAAGGTATTAAAGTAACCAAAGCTAGAGCTAATAGCAATGTAGGTACTCTTATATGGAGACTAAATGAAACTGGAATAGCAAATGTTGTAGAAGTCCATTTTTTGTTAAAAGATTTAGCTAAAGGAAATAAAGAAGCAAAAGTAAAATTGCAAGAACTTATAAAAGAATGGATTGATAAAGAACCATTTGGCAGTGTTACTAAATTTCAAAAACGTACTAAACATACTAGCGGAATAGAAATTGGATTAGATCCTGAAGCTTTTAAAGATTATAAATCTTTTGAATCTGTAAAAAAAGCTAAAGAGTTTGAATTATTAAAAGGTAAAACTCCAAGATTTACTGAGATACAATTACCATTAGATTATAAAGTAATTGAAGAATTTATAACTACAGGTACTTATGCAGGTAGAGATTTGAGTGTTATATTTGATAATGTTTATATTACCTTATATGGAAAAAGAGCTAGTACAGCTAATAATAATTTATTTGAGCAATTTAATAAAGATAATATGGAACTGTATGATGCTGTTAAATTGCACAATAAAGCTGTTTTAGATAAAATTGAATCAGGTTCATATACCGATGTTGTAACATTTAATGAATTGTCTTATTCAAAACTAAGAAAGATTCCAGAGTTTATAGAATTTGAAAAAATAGAATACGGAGATACTATTTTTACTGGAGATAATTTTACGCATATAATCATTCAAGATTTACCAAGTAGTGTAAAAGATATGGGTAAAGCTATAGCTTCTAACAATTCAGGTACAGATGGTGGTACTTTAATTAGACAAAAAATTGGTGAGATATATGCAGATTTTTATGGATATGATCCTAGAACTGGAGTATATAAAACTTTAGGTTATTTTAGAACCGAAGGTAAACGTGGACAAATAATAAATAAAACAGCTGAATTTGTTATGGACGATATCTGGGAAGCTTTTGCAAAAGAACATAACATAGATAAAATACACTATGAATCTGGTATTAAAGAAAATACTAATGTACCAATAACTAAAGTACGTTGGAATGAAGCTGCTGGTAAATTAGAATTAGTTGGAAAGCTTAATACTTTTGAGTCTAAAATTAATGACAATTATATCAACTTAAATGTTTATGAAAACTTTGAAAAGATTGGTAATCAAAAATTATTACAACAAGTAATGTCTAATTTAAATACTTTTGAGATGGATCCAAATACACCTGATGGTAAAAAGTTTTGGAAATGGTGGGAAGATGCAGTTGCTAAAGCATCAATTGGAGATGTAAAGCTAACTAATAAAGCAGAAAAAGAATGGTTAGCTAATAAAAAATTAAGTGTTAATGTAGATGATATTAGCATTAAGTTGATAGATAAAATTTTATATGAAACACCAGATAGTTTAGCAGCTAGAGATATTCTGAGACATATTTTTCAAGTAGAAAGAAATTCTGATTTTGACAAACAATTATTACAGACTTGGAATGATTATAGACTTAATACATACAATAGACAATTAATAGAAGATTATTTAATTGATACAGATTTTGATCCTGGGACCTATTTAAGACCTGGGGTAAGAGAGTATATTAATGAAAGAATACAACAATATGTATCTAAACGTTTAACTAGACCACGTATTAAGCACTCTAATGGCGCTAAATTAGGCCTATATGACGTTTTAATTAGTCAACGTAAGCAAAAGTATTCAAAGCTAGAAAAAGGGCTTGCAAATGACGAATTTATGCTAAATGAAGGTGCAAGAGATGTTTTAAAGATTACAGTCTATGAAGGATTAAAAGGTGAAACCGAAATGACTTTAGGTCAATTTTGGGACAAATGGGTTCGAATGAAAGAGAATCCAAACTCTAAAGAAGCTATAAAAGATTTTGAAGAGTATGAAAGATTAAGAAAGAATGTAGCTTTTATACGTTCACCTATGATTAGTAATGGTGGTTTTAGAATAGGAGAATTTGTAGGATTTGCTAAAAGTCGTAAAGGTATATCATTAATTACTAACGAATACAATGACTTTATGATGTCTGGTGCTGATAAAGATATTGACTCTGCTCATATGTTTTGGGGATTACCTGAAGCATTAACTACTGTTTATAAAAAATCTTTAATACAAGATCAATTAGTTAGAACTAAAAAAGGCAAGAAAAGCACTGTTGATTTGAAAGATCCTGTTATTGCAAAAGAATTAGCTAATGCAGAAGGTGCTAAAGACAAGGATCGATTAGAACATTTAAAAGATTTATTGGATACTAAAACAAAATTAGATAACGGAAGAATATCTACAATGGCTCAGGACTCTATTGGATTATTAACTAATGGAGTAAATATAATAGCATTAGAACTTGATATTAATAAACAATTAGAGTCTTCTACTGAAAGAGCAATATCGTTTAAAAATCCTGAAACAACATACCAGGAAGCTTTTGATAGATTGATTATAGATAGAAATGTTTTGTTGAATAGCTATATTGATGCGGCAGATCTTGGTAATATTGATTTACCTTTAGTTGCTTTACGTAAAATGCGTGCTAGATATGAATATATGTATGAAGGAGCTGTTACAGGAGAATTAGAAAGTAGAAGACAAGCTATCAAAGATATGCAAAAATTAATCTTTGGACAAAAGAAAAAGAATGATATGCCAGTATCTATAGAAGAAGTAGTAACAAATTATTTAGATAAAACAGAGGGAGCTAAATCATATTTAGGATTAATAGCAGAACAATACATTGGATTAAAATTAGAGTTAAATCCTTGGAATATATTTAATAAAGAACAAAGTATTGCATTGATAAAAGATTTATCTAATCAAATACGTAACCATCCTATTT